ATGAAAAAAGTTCTTAAATTTTCTGCATCTTGGTGCGGTCCATGTAAGGTTTTGTCTAAACTACTTTCTACAATTGAAACAGATGTGCAAATTGAGGAGATCGATGTTGACACCAACAGGGAACTTGCGGTAGAATACAAAGTTCGTGGCGTTCCCTTGCTAGTCATGCTTGAAGATGATGTGGAAATTCGTCGCCTTCCTGGTGTGCCAGGAACACCTGGAAAAGAATCAAAAGAAATTATTGAAAAGTTTTTAAACGGCTAAAAAAAGAATAAGGAGAAAATAAATGACGACTCGACTTCCCACGATCTATCAAGATTTCATTCACATCTCACGATATGCTCGCTACAATGATGACATTGGTCGTCGTGAAACATGGGATGAAACAGTAGATCGATATATCAACTTTTTCAAGAATAAAACAAATAACAATGCGAAGGTTCCGTGGGAAGAAGTTCGCAATGCTATTATCAACCTTGAAGTTATGCCTTCAATGCGTTGCATGATGACTGCTGGTCCTGCTTTGGAAAAAGACCAAGTTGCTGGTTACAATTGCTCTTATGTTGCCATTGATACACCAAAGTCATTCGATGAGATCATGTATATTCTCATGTGTGGCACTGGCGTTGGTTTTTCTGTTGAATCAAAGTATACCAACAAACTCCCAGAAGTACCAGAAGAATTGCACGAAACAGACACCACAGTAATGGTTGCTGACAGCAAGATTGGTTGGGCTTCAGCATATCGTGAAATCATTTCGCTTTTGTATTCTGGGAAGATTCCAAAGTGGGATGTAAGCAAAGTTCGTCCTGCAGGTGAAAGACTCAAAACCTTTGGTGGTCGTGCGAGTGGACCAGAGCCATTGGTCGATCTTTTCAATTTCACTCTCAACATCTTCAAGAAGGCGCGTGGAAGAAAAATGTCCACGCTGGAATGTCATGACATCGTATGTAAGATCGCGGATATTGTTGTTTGCGGTGGTGTTCGCCGCTCTGCTCTCATTTCTCTCACCGACCTCAACGATGATCACTTGCGTCACGCAAAGTCAGGAGAATGGTGGACACATAACGGTCAAAGAGCGTTGGCAAATATATCGGCAGTGTACGACAAACAAGTAGACATGGATACATTCATGAACGAATGGCATGCTCTATACATGTCTCGTTCAGGTGAGCGCGGAATCTTCTCGCGTGAAGCATCGAAAGCCGTTGCTGCCAAGTATGGTCGCCGTGATCCAAACCATGAGTTCGGAACAAATCCTTGCTCTGAAATCATCTTGCGTCCATTTGAATTCTGTAATCTTTCAGAAATCGTTGTTCGTGCAGAAGATGATGTTGAGTCATTGAAGCGCAAGGCTCGTTTGGCTACAATCATTGGTACATTGCAGTCAATGCTCACAGACTTCCGCTACATCAATAAAAAGTGGAAGAATAACTGTGATGAAGAAAGACTGTTGGGTGTTTCGTTGACAGGTATCTGCGACAACAAATTGCTCAACAAGCCATCACAGAAACTTGCTGATGCTCTTGATGCAGTTCGTGAGCATTGCGTTGCTGTGAATAAAGAGTTTGCTGAAGCACTCGGCATTCCTCAGTCTGCTTCGATCACTTGCGTGAAGCCATCAGGTACTGTCAGCCAGTTGGTTGATTCTGCTTCTGGCATTCACCCACGATATGCACAATACTACATTCGTCGTGTTCGTGCAGATATGAAGGATCCACTTGCTCAGTTTATGATCGACAAGGGATACAAGGCTGAAGAAGATTTCTACAGCAAGAGCAACTGGGTGTTCTCATTCCCAATGAAGGCACCAAAGAACTCTGTCACTCGTAATGACATGACTGCTATCGAACAGTTGGAACTCTGGCAGATCTATCAAGATCACTGGTGTGAGCACAAGCCATCGATCACTGTATATGTCGGTGATGATGAGTGGATGGAAGTCGGCGCATGGGTTTACAAGAACATTGATTCGCTCTCTGGCGTTTCGTTCTTGCCTCGTGACAATGGTTCTTATCGCCAAGCACCATATGAAGAAATTGATGAGGATAAATACAAAGAACTTCTATCAACTCAGAATGTCGATATCGAATGGACTGCGTTTATGGAAGAAACTGATACAACCACTTCTGCTAAAGAATTGGCATGTTCAGCAGGTGTATGTGAGATCTAATGGCATTGCTCCAACTCACTGAAATCATACCTGTAGAGACTCCGCTTGGAGATGGGTATGCAATTTTAGTTGAGTCTGGAGCACATGACATGTATTGGACAGTGGCTTTAGAAAATAAAGCACTGGTCACATTTACACAGGATAGAATTAGGATTGCAAACTCATATACTCATCGGAGAGGAATCACCGATGAGCGGATGATGATGATAGTAAAAAACCAAGGAGAAGATGTATGAAGAAGTCAATTGTTCTAGGTCTAGTTGCTCTTTCACTTGTTGCTTGTGGAACAAAGGAAGAAGTTGCTCCAGCACCAGCTGCTGAAGCCGCTGCTCCTGCTGCCGAAGCCCCAGCTGCACCTGCTCCAGAAGCAGCACCAGCTGAAGCACCAGCAGAAGCTGCAAAATAAGATATGTTGGGCTACGACTGGGGGACTGAAAAGTCCCCCAGTTTTTATATGTGTAGTATACGCAAAAATGAAATTTCTAAGAACGATCCGCAGTTTGTGGATTATCTTCCAATTTACATTCAAATACAAGGGCATACCTTATGCTCTGCGGATGCTACCACGCCAGATAAATCGACTATATAAAAAATAAGATTTATTAATCGGAGTACCAATGGCAACATCACCAACAGATGATTATGATTTTGGATTCAGTTTCGCAGACGATGATAGTTTGCCGTCAGTTCCTGCAATCCCACAGCCAAGCAATGATGAGATCGTTGCGCTCCAAGCCAAAATTGATTCGTTGTTAGATGCGCAAGAGAAAACTCTTGAGACTGCTCTGATCAAATCAATTGAAGAAAAATATAAAGCCAAATTAAAAGAAGTTGAGGGAATGATTCTTCCACTTCTCGTCAATCTAAAAAAGAATCCTGACAAGGCTTACATTCATTGGCCAAATAGAACACCAGTGATTGATAAACAGATTGAAAGAATTACATCAGTAACGAGGAGTTGAAATGCCAGATTTGAAACTAGTATGTGACAACTGCGGTTCTTCATTTGCTCTGTCATTTGAAGACGACGAAGTAAGTTACTCACCAAGCCACTGCCCATTCTGCGGCGACTTTTATGATAACGAGAACGAAGAACTAGACTTCAACGATGATGAAGATTCGTTCCTTGATGAAGAAGCAGATTTGGGTACTGAAGACGATTACGAAGAATGATTTATGTCGGCATCGACTATTCGCTGACTTCTCCTTGCGTCTGTGTTAGTCGAGACAAGACATTCTCAAACTCATTTTTCTATTTTCTAAACGATCGTAAAACCGTACAGGGCAAATGCCACAATATTCTTGGCGATGAGCACGGAGAATACTTGACCGATCAAGAGCGATATGAGAATATCGCTGGATGGGTTTTAGGAATTCTGGCAGACTTCAAGAAAGAAGAAGTTACGATTCTAATCGAAGACTATTCTTTCGGTTCAAAAGGCAAAGTGTTCAATCTTGCAGAAAACTGTGGCTTGCTCAAGTATATGCTCTACAAGAATGGATATAAGTTCTTTACAGTGCCTCCAACTGTTGTGAAGAAATTTGCAACAGGAAAGGGTAACGCTACAAAAGAAAAGATGTACGAAGCGTTTGTAAAGGATACTTTTGTTGATTTGCATAGTATAATAAGTCCTACAACTAAACTTGGTTCACCGACAACTGATATTGTCGATGCATGGTATATTGCGCGCTATATGATTGATAAGACTGAAACAAAGGAAAATGTATGACGCCAAATTTTATCCACATGTGGAAAAAAGGAATACCAGATGAAGTTTGTGATCAAGTGATTGAAATTTTTGAGGATGTAGTACAAAAAAATCCACACATAGTTACAGATAGAAAATTATATAATAAATCTACAAATATGCAGCGAGATGATATTGCAATATCATTAAATGATTCACCTGTTGTGACAGATAAGATTTATCCCAATAAAAAACAAATTTGTAATTTGATTTACGACCAAATATGGAAATGTTATAAACAATACATAACTGAATATGGTCAGTTGACTCACCATGGACACTATTCTAGTAGTTTGAAGGTACAAAAGACAATGCCGTATGGTGGATTTCATACTTGGCATTATGAACAGGATGGACCAGGAAATTCAATTCGCGAATTGGTTTGGACAGTTTATTTAAATACCATGCCACCAAATGAAGCTGAAACTGAATTCTTATATCAAGCAGTGAAAATCCAACCCCAAAGGGGGGCAATCTGCATATTTCCAGCAGCAATGACTCATGTGCATCGAGGATTAACTGTGTATACGCAGCCGAAATATATAATAACAGGTTGGTTCTTAAGAACAGATAAAGAACCAATACATGTGAACAGCAAACAATTATCGTTTAATTTTTAGGAAATTATATGCCAAAAAAAGTATGTCTGGTGACTGGTGGAGCAGGTTTTGTTGGTAGTCATCTTTGTGAATCATTATTGAATCGTGGGCACAAAGTAATTGCTGTCGATAACTATTATACAGGCTCAAAGAAAAATATTGAGCATATGCTCGACGATGAGAATTTTTCTTTTTATAATATGGATGTGACTTCGAAGTTGTTTACAAACACCTTCAGCACAGTACTGATTGATTACATTTTCAATCTAGCATGTCCTGCATCACCAGTTCATTATCAAAAAGAACCAATCTACACTATGATGACCAGCATTCTTGGTGCAAAGAATTGCTTGGATGTGGCAAAGGCAGTACAGGCTCGTGTTGTTCAGGCATCTACTTCTGAAGTGTATGGTGATCCAGAAGTGCATCCTCAACCAGAAAGTTATAATGGGAATGTAAATACAACTGGACCGCGTGCTTGTTATGATGAAGGCAAACGAGCAGCAGAAACATTATTCTTTGATTACAAAAGAAAATATGATTTGAACATCGGCGTGTTTCGTATTTTCAACACATACGGTCCACGCATGGCGAAGAATGACGGTCGAGTGGTTTCAAATTTTATTGTAAATGCATTGGCTGATGGACCGTTAGAGATTCATGGTGCTGGATTGCAAACAAGATCATTCTGTTATGTTGACGATTTGGTGGAAGGCATTATTAAATTTGCTTTCTCAAATGAAACAGGACCGATGAATCTTGGAAATCCAGGAGAGTTTACTATTGCTGAATTGGCGAGTATAATAAGAAACAAGGTCGGAAAGAAAGGTTATATTGTAAACATTGACCGCACAGTTGACGACCCACAACAACGCAAGCCGATTATTGATTTAGCAAAAGAAAAATTGGGATGGGAACCTAAAGTTGCGTTGTCGGAGGGATTGGATAAAACAATCGAATACTTCAGGAGAAAGTAATGAACCTAGACGACATCGACGGAGCATTATGGGGTATTGCTGGTGAAGATGGCGAAGATCTAGAAACGACAATCTATCGTTTCACTGACAAGAAAACGCCAATGAACGAAGAATTGCAATGTTACAAGTATCATGTTCTTACATTCAAGGCAACAAGAGAGCCTGAATCAATTGAGTTTATGAAGGCTCACATTGGTGATGTGAAGAGATTTATTGACAATCATGCCCGAGCAGGATATAATGGAGTGATGGTAAAAGACGGGTGTATGCCCAAGAAAACAATCAAGGAAATTATCAAAGTTACTTTCCGCGATTGTCAGTTACCGCAAATTTGCTTGAAGCCAATATTAGCACAGGTGTAAATTATGAATCGTGATAAAATTGTGAATATCTTGAAGAACGGAATGGCGACTGTTATCTTTACGAAGGTTGATGGCTCTACGCGAACCATGAACTGTACGCTGAACTCTCGCTATATGCCAGGAATTATTCCCGAAAGTGCAGAAACAAACACTAAAACCAAATCAAATTCTAGTGTTGCAGTTTGGGATACAGACAAAAATGCTTGGCGTTCGTTCCGTGTCGACAGTGTGCTGAAAATCATTTCGTTATAAATAAACCACCAGCCGCCCTACCTTTCGGTGTAAGGTTTGTAGTACCTACTACGGCTGTTTTGTAAAATAGGAATCTAGGATATGGTGCGCATCATATCACGATAGATGAACCGAGTCTCTTATTATGATTCTTCAACCAAAGACCTGTTTCGGGTTAAAATTCCTAGAGTTATACGGCAACGAATGGGTTCTCATTCGTAAGTCCGACACCTATCATTCAGCAAAGCGTCCTGGTCCCTGGGGATACATTCAGCAGGTGGATGGACTCAAAACTTTTTTCATCCATCTTGCTGATGACCCGCATTTTTTAATACAACGGAAATAATCCCGATCTATATACTGACTCACTAAAAGGAGTCAATCATGAAAAATAAAATCTTCGCATCCATTGCGAGCGTTCTTCTCACCTCAATCCTATTTGCACCATTTGCAAATGCACAATCCCGCGATAACATTACTATCGTAGGAAGTTCAACCGTTTACCCATTCACCACGACAGTTGCCGAACAATTTGGTCGTGGCGGAAAATTCAAAACACCAAAAGTAGAAAGCACTGGTACAGGTGGTGGTATCAAATTATTCTGTAACGGTATTGGTCCGCAATTTCCAGATGCTGTCAATGCATCTCGACCAATGAAGAAGTCAGAATATGAGACATGCGTCAAGAATGGCGTCAATGAGATTGTTGAAATCAAAATTGGTTTTGATGGTGTTATAATTGCTGAAGGCAAAAAAACTGCACGACTTTCTGGTCTTACAAAGAAGCAAGTATATCTTGCTCTTGCAAAACAAGTTCCAGATGCATCAGGCAACATGATTGCAAATCCATACAAAACATGGAATCAAATTGATCCATCTTTCCCAAATCAAAAGATTGAAGTGCTTGGTCCACCACCAACTTCTGGCACAAGAGACAGTTTCTTAGAATTATTCATGGAGCCAGGATGCGGCAAAGATGACAAGAAACTTTGCACGACAATTCGCGAAGATGGTGTTTATGTTGAAGCAGGTGAAAATGATAATCTAATCGTTCAAAAACTTTTGACGAATCCAAATGCTCTTGGTATTTTTGGATTTAGTTTCTTAGATGCGAACCAAGACAAGATCAAAGGATTGGCTCTCGAAGGAATCAATCCGACCTATGAAACAATCTCCTCAACTAAATATACTGCGGCTCGACCACTTTTTGTTTATTTCAAGAAGCAGCATTACAATGCAATTCCTGGACTAAAAGAATTTGTGCAAGAGTTCGTGAGCGACAAAGCCATTGGTGAAGAAGGTTATCTGATTGACCGTGGTTTAGTTGCTCTTGGAAAATCTCAACTCGCTCAAACGAGAAAAGATTCTTCCAAGAAATTTGTGCCGTAATTTCGCGGTATGTAAAAGGAGAAAGATATGCGTAATGCAATTCTAGCATCTGTTATTTTGGGATCAATGTTCACTGTTGCGCAAGCAGCTGATGTGAAAGTGAGTGGCAATGTCGGTGTCAGAAATGATACAGATAAAGTCGGTGTGTTGAACACCGTCCGTGATCGTTTTCGTGCTCAACTCAAGGTGACTGCTACACCTGATGATAAGACTACAATCGTTGCTGGTCTTACAACAGGAAGCACAAAGTCAACTTGGAATGACATGGGTGGCGATAATTCACTCAAAACTGCAAGTCTCAATTTGGCATATGTTGAATATGCAGCTGCGCCATTTGCAAAGGTAACACTTGGCAAAATGAATCGTCCATGGGCTTCATCAGCATTGTTCTATGACAATGACATCAAGCCAGAGGGCGTAGCAGTTGCTCTGAAAGAAAATAATTTAGGTGTATTCGTAAATGCGTTTCGTCTAAAGTTGACTGAAGAACTCACCAACCAAGACAGCACAATGGTCGGCGCACAAGTTGGTATCGCAAAGGAATTTGCTGGTGCTAAACTTGTTGCTTCTGTTGCGCAATTGAATCAGGACTACAAGTTATCACAAGTACCTTGTGTAATTCCTAAATCAGTTCCAGCACTACCAATTTGCTCATACGAAAAGCGTAATTTGCAATCATTTAATGTTGGCGTAGCAAAAGACGTTGCTGGTCTACCAGTAGCTGCTTTCTACGAACAAGCAAAAAATGAAAAAGCAAAGACACTCAACAAAGCGACTGCTTATGGTGTTACCATCGGACAAGCCAAAAAGGCAGGTTCATGGGAGGCTGGCTATATCAATCAAAAGATTGAAGCAAATTCACTATCAACCGTTTGGACAGATAGCGACTTTGCGAATGCTACAGTTGGTAACAAAGGATATGGCTTGACTGCCACATACGCTGTTACTGATAGCCTAAAGGCTCGTGCTACAATGTACGATTCTGACGTCGGCGTCTTGAAGCCTGTCAAGTACAAGCGCACATTGCTTGACTTGATCTACACGTTCTAATTTAGAATTCTAAACTAGAAAGAAGATGGGGGGCTTTCGCCCCCCATTTTTTTATGAACAGAGTATTATATTTTAGTGGACGGTTTCATCACCTTCCATCATATTTTCAATTATCAGAGCAGCGTATTCATTAGCAAAGTCAGCAATTTCCATACAAGTTTGAATATGGTCATCAACCCCAATATAGCGGTCGTACCACTCATCAAACTTACCATAAAGTTGAGCCGACCACATTTCCATTAGCATATTGAAGTCCCTGGACCCAAGTGCCTCATACATTTGAGCGCACAGAGGGTGCTCGCGAAGTTGCGGGTGAAGTTTGTTGAGGGGGAACTCAATCACATTATTCATAAAAAAATTACCTTGTGTGACGAAATTATCACGAGAATAGTCTACTACAAGATCTTGTAAAAGTCAACAGGTAAATTTCCTTATAAATCAAGGCGTTATAAGTTGTTGATTTTATTCACCTTTTTTCTATTGCGTTTTGCAAGAAAACGGGTAGAATACATGATGATGAGTAAACAAAGGGGAGCCGCCCAGAAACGGCAAAAGGCAGCGTTAGATATTTTAGAAAACGCGGATTGGAAAGCCACCACGATAGGCGAGCACGTTTATATACGCGCACGCTATAAGGGCAACGACGTCAGTATACGCGACGACGACTCAATTCTTACCGTCAAGAAAAACGGTAAGACGGTCGAAGTTTACGACGTCGGTGGCACCGAAGAATTCGAGTCGCTATTCGGACTATTCTGGGGCTGGTAAAGTCTGGGGGAGGGTTCGCCCTCCCCTTTTTTATCGCCGCTCCTCGGGCTTCTGGCTCGGTTATACGCGATCTCGTAAGTTGTTGATTTTACAAGAATTTTATCTATTGTGTTTTTTCAGAAAGAGCGTAGAATATCTAATATGAAAAGCAAAAGCACTAGCCGTAGCCGTTTAGAACGGGCAAGACTCATCATTTTAGTCAGACTACTAAAGCCAGCCGCAATAGTGGCGGGATTCGATTGGCCAACCAAAGAGCCAGAAATGGCGACCGTCGAAGAATTGCGTGAATTAGTAGAAGACGTCAGTTTCTTCATTCGATCATACGCAAACGGTGAGGTGTAATAAAATGCCACGTGGCGTACCCAAAGCAGGTTTTCGGAATACGCGCAAGCGTCGTCTTGCGCAGGTTCAGTTTCAGGTTCCGATTGCAAAGTCGACTGAAACGATTCCGCAGATTGAGATCAAGTTGAAAGACCGATTCGATGCACTCGAAGTCATGGCTGAAGCCACAGGCAAGGGCATCAATCGTTCGCTCATCGTTTCTGGTCCCGCAGGACTCGGCAAGTCTTATACAGTCGAGCAGAAGATGGCGCAACTGGAGCGCAAGGGATATTCTGTCAATTACATCAAAGGTTATGTGCGTCCGCTCGCGTTGTACAAGTTGTTGTATGAATCGCGATTCTGTAACAGCGTCCTCGTTTTCGACGACGCGGATTCTATTTTCCATGACGATGTGAGCATGAACCTGCTAAAGGGTGCGTGTGACTCAAACGATCGTCGTGTGCTCTACTATTTGTCAAAGTCGCTAGATAACGAAACCGACGAAGATGGCGAGTCAGTTCCTGAGAAGTTTGAATTCGAAGGTTCGATCATCTTCATCACCAATTACGATTTCGACAACATGATCAATTCTGGCAATAAACTTGCGCCACACTTTGAGGCTCTTGTTTCTCGCTCACACTATCTTGATCTTGCGATGAAGACGAAGATGGATTATCTTGTGCGCATCAAGCAGGTTGTGCGCGAGGGCATGTTGAAGTCGCGTGGATTCGACGAAGTTGACAGTGTATTGATCATGCAGTTTATTGAAAACAATATGGACTCGCTGCGTGAGTTGTCGCTGCGCATGGTCTGCAAAGTCTCAAGTCTATATAAAATGGATAAGACTAACTGGCAGAAACTTGCAAAACAAACTTGTTTCCGAGTTCGTTGATTTTTTATTCTTGCTGGAGTAAGATAAGATTATGGCAAAATTTATTCCGAGAGCAATTCCCGAGCCGACTTGGGAAACTCAGAAAGGTGTTTGCACTCAATTCGATTTGGTGCGAGCGTTCCAGTGGTACAATGACAACAAGACTCCGAAGGATGCAAGAAAGTATCTGATTGATTATCTTGTGAAGAATAACAAGATCACTGCGGTCCAAAAGCAAGCCGCAGATCATCTGAACGATTCTTGGAATATCGTCGACGGTTGGTTTGCGCGAGTTCTGAGTCGTGGTGCGAAAGTTCCCCAGAGCAACATCACAGGGTTCTGGAATCGCATGGAGGAGTTCAAGCAGCGTCTTGATGCGATTGTCACAGAGCGTGGGCTGAATATACCTGCGACAACCGAGCCAACCAATGTCATCTCAATTCAAGAGCGAGTGCAGGGCAAGGTTGATTTCTTCATTATGGAAATCGAAGCCAAGTTCGACGAAGTTTGGCATCGCGGTCAGGGTGAATTCTTCCCCTACACTTGGATGGTTGAGAACGAAGTGAAGCCAATGCATGCTTCGAAGATTGCGGAATATTTCCGTGAGCGTGCCAAGGATTGGGTGAAGACCATTGATCAGCGCAAGACTGATGAGTATGTGAAAGAATCATATCCGCGTTCTCAGAAGGAAATGATTGCTGCTGCTCAGTTTTTTGTTCTTGTTGCAGCAGACGCAGAGAAACTTGCCTCTAACAAGAATGCTGCTCGGAAGCCGCGCAAGAAGAAGCCAGTCTCGTTTGAGAAGAAAGTGAAGAGTCTCAAATACAAGACCGAGGATACTGAGAACAAGTTGGTTTCGATCAACGCTGTGAAGATTGTCGGTGCCGAGAAACTCTGGATCTATAATGTGAAGACGCGCAAGTTGGGTGTCTATGTGGCATCTGATGCTGCTGGTCTGGATGTAAAGGGTTCAACAATCCTCAATTATAAATATTCGGAGTCGGTGAGTAAGACTCTCCGAAAGCCAAAGGATGTTCTCTCTCGGGTTCTCGATGGCGGCAAGATTGTATTGCGTAAGGTGATGGGCGAGATTAATTCGAAACCCCAAGAACTGAACGGTCGAATCAACAAGGATACAATCCTACTGCGAGTCGAGTAATGCAAAATTTCAAGACTTTTATAAACGAAGCCAGTCTCTCTCGTGTATACGCACACACAAAGGATCGTAACATCGGGATGATCACCGCGCACCGTGGTGAGAATACAGAAAAAGAAAACAAGTCAAGAAACAAAAAATTGGAGAATTCAATTCGTTCTGCTGGCTTTGGTCACATTAAAGTCAAAGGTCGCTATGTTGAAAATCATGGCACTCCACAGGCGCGAAATGTCGATGAGCATTCTTATCTTGTAGTTGGAAAAAAGGGAGATGATAAGGGTCATCTTCTTGGCTTTCTTAAGAAACATGGCGAAAAGTATGGACAAGATTCTGTGCTGCACAAAGCACATAACGAGGAACATGCATTTCTTCATGGAACAAAGGAAGGTGGGTTTCCAGGAAAGGGTGAGAAGCACAATGTTGGAACTTTTCATCCAAACAGAGCAGGTGAGTTTCATACTGCTATGAAGGGTTCTAGAACATTTGCATTCGAATCGATTCAATTTCTATCTTCAAAATCATTTTTTTCTAGACAGGAAACGGAATTTTAAAAATGGTTGCAGTAGTCAGCAATTATCTAAATCGATCCGATTCTGCCATGATTCGGAAGTATTCTAAATTTGTTCTCAATCGTCTTGTGCGCCCTGGATTGCAGAGTAAATCTAAAATCACCATCAAGATTCTAAATCACGAAGAAGTGAAGGACGCAGCGGATTCTCTTGATCTCAAAAACTATAAAGCATGGTGCGCATACGATGGTGTCGACGATCACGGAAATCGTAAGTTCACAATCATTCTAAATTCTAAACAAGTCAATAAGAGAGCAAAGAAGTTGCCAATTCGATTGAAGAATCTTCTTATTGATTTGGGTCACGAATTGACGCATATCAAACAATATCTGAATAATGAAATGTTCGATTATACGAACGGCAATGTTCGTTACAAAGGATTAGTATTTGACGCATCGCATTATATGGATGAAGAAAAATACTATGAGAGTCCATGGGAGATCGAAGCCTATGGTCGTGAGTTGGGTTTGTATCGCATTTTTTGTAATAAACTGAAAGAGGATAGTAAGAAGTAAAATGTCAAAGTTGAAACACTATGAGTATCGCGACAATCGTGACCGTCGTGACTCTGAAGGTTTGAAGCAGCGTCGTTTGAAGGATGAGGCTCGTTGGAAGTTTCGTCCGACTCGTGACTATATTGAAAGCACCGACGATGATGACGCCGATGATGTTGATCTGGACGATTATACAGACGACGAACACTACTATCGTTGATTTATGATCTTCTTGAGAAATCAGAAGATGATCTTTCTTCGAGTTCCGAAGACAGCATCCACAAGCCTATCCTATCAAATTCTAAATCATTTAGAATTCCAGCCAGGAGATTTCTCTACTCTTTGTGGTAAATTTAAACCACGAGGATTTCATTTTATACAACATAAACAAATTAAGTTTTCTTTTGATATTTTTAAAACTGATGAGCATCCATGGCTTGATGCACTTTCTGTTTTTGGGATAATTGAAGAGCATGAACTTCTAGAATATAAAATCTATGGTGTGTTGAGGAATCCAGTTGATCGCTTTTTCAGCATGTTCACGTATCTTCTGACAATAGAACTGGGTAATGATGTTGTTGCAAAGATGGCTAGAGAAGAAATTGCTGAAAGAGCATTTGAGATTCTTTATGCTGCAGAAAAAAACAGCACATCATATAGATATTTCAAGCCAAAAAAACCAGGTGCATTTCCACTATACCCACAATCAAATTGGTTAATCCATAAGAACATTCCAATTAACAATATTATTGTTTATCCAAACTTTAGTAAATTGCTTCTTGACTTCACAGGAAATGACAAATTAGAGTTTCGAGAAAACATAAAAGTTGAGACGATGAATTCTTCCATCAGCGATTCTACCATTCGCGAGATCCATAAATGGTATCCTTTCGACTATAAACTGTGGGAGCACTTCTCTGGGGCGATTTAATCCTCCCCGAAGGGTCTGGGGAAGGGTAAATCCACGCCGCTCTCCAGCCTCCTCCCTCGGTCTCGTAAGTTGTTGATTCTATTAGAGTTTCCCCTGTTGTATTTCCAGCCTGTCTGATGCATAATAACAATATGGAAACGAAATATACATTCGACGAAAGAATCCTCTCCGACCTTCACAAGGAAGCCCATGGGTTTCGCCCTGGTCTTATCTTCTGGGACGATTGGAATGTTGCAACCAACGACCAGAAGCAAGACATCTGGAATCGTCTTTGCGACATCGCGAACGATGAAGCCGAGCGCGAGCATGAGCGTCAACTTGCCTCGGAAGCAGAGGTCGAGCGCATCATTCAGTTCATGTGCGATCGCACCAAGACTGCCAGTTGCACTCGCGAGGCTGCGATTGACGGATTGCATGCTGCGTTCAATACAAACGGCGATGTCGAATATCTTGAGTATTGTCTCGGCGTCCGTTATGGTTATCTGTCTGGTTCACTGAAGGTGGGTTTCTAATGAAATACGCAAGTCATGATTTTGATATGGCGATCCAAGACTACGCGGATCATCTTGTGGCTGACTACAACAAGCATGGTTCTGCCGAAGGTAATTATCAAGTGTCCTTCGACAAGGGTCGCAAGTTTCTGAAAGTTGTGCATTCTTCTTGGGGTTCGCGTTCGGTTCATGGTTTCATTTGTGTCGTTGCACACGACAAGTTTCAGTTCGGCGATATCTTGAAGGCAGCATCGTGGGCTCAACCTGCGAAGAATTTTGCGCGTGGTAATGTGCTCGACACTGATTCGTACAAACATCATCGTTGGATGGGTGCCTGATGGCTGTAGCAGTTCCTAAAATTGGTTCGAAGGTTCGAGTCACGACAGTGTATCCGAACACCTATGCGTATCGCGGCAAGGATGACAATTATGTCACCAATACTCGCGAGGGTGTCGTGGTGAAGTCGATCTTCAACGATCCATTCATGTTCGCGGTCGAGACTGGTGCGCAAGATCATCCTGTGTCTGAATTCAATGCGAAGTCGATGCATGTGGTGAAGATTGAATACATTGTCGGTGGTTCGCATTCTGTTGCGACCGACAAGAAGGCATGGAAGGTCAAGTCTGGCGACGGCAAGAGTTTCTATCTTGTCACTCGCGAGAATGGTAAGTTTAGTTGCACTTGTAAAGGTTTCGAGTTTCGTAAAGATTGCAAGCACGTGGGTGCTGTGAGTAAGAAATGATTTCAGGTTATGAAAATGCATTGAAGGCAGCAGGTGCAAAGATTTTTGCATTTGAAGCATTCGGTGACTGGCAGGGTTCTTGGCTTGCATACGTCGTGTATCGCGGCGAGCGTGGCTGGGTGCGTGGTTACTTTGGTTCGTGCGATCATTGTGATGCGTTCGAAGCAGAGTTTGGTTACGACCACGATGCCGAAAATGAGAAGGATTATCCAAAGCGTCTTGCCAATTTCGGTCGCACATACTTGGATGCGCTTGAAACAACTGAACAAGTTCTTGCACATTATGAAGAAAGCAAGGATTGGGATTTAGAATCACAAGATGTGATTTTCTGGATTCGTGAGACCGAACAAACTTATCGGGTGATGCAATGAACGAACCAATTGTACGAATTATAGAACTTGCTAAACAGGCTGGATATGAAGTCGATATGTTTGGATATGGACATTGGGATATGCCTGAATGTAAAAAATTCGTCGAGTTGATTGTTCGGGAATGTCTACAAACTTGTAAAGATGTTGGTATTGAAAGCAAAGAAGTTTGGAACGCAAGCAAAGACTATCAGGAAGGCAGACAGATGGGTGCTGAAGTTTGCTATAATATGATCAAAAAACATTTTGGAGTAAAGTGATGACAGATCGTTTTGATTTAGAATCGCAAATTATGTCTTGCTGGCAGGTGACAACTGATCTCAGCGATGTCGCAGAAGCCATTCTTGATGGTCCAGAGATGACGCAGGATGATATTGCGAATGCTTTGATTGGCATGCAAAAACTGTATGACATCAAATTCAATAAGTTGTATCAGCAGTTCGAGCAACTGGTTCAAGATGGCAAGATTAAGTAAGGAGAAACAAAATGCCTAATTGGTGTTCAAATACGGTTGTGCTGAAGTTTGCTATAATATGATCAAAAAGCATTTTGGAGTTGAGTGATGACTTTGCAGGTGATTGACAACTTTCTTCCGCAAGAAGAATTTTTGAAAATAAAAAAAATTATGATCGGCTCACTTAATTTGAGTGATCGGGATGCCTTGCCATGGTATATTCAAAATACAAAATCAGGTTCAGGAATTTTTCTCAGAGTAAATGGTGACAATGATACTGTGTATAATTACCAATTCAATCATATATTTTATGCATTGTCAGATAATAATGTACATATTAGTGACCGAATTGAAGTGATGTACCCCATTAGTGAAAAATTAAGATTTAAAAAACCTCTGAGAATAAAAGCAAATCTTACACCAATAACCCCAAAACTTATTGTGTATGGCTTCCACACAGATTTTGAATTGAGGAATATTGAGCCCATGCCCAAGACTGCAATCTATTATGTAAACACAAATAATGGATATACAGTTTTTGAAAATGGTGATAAAGTAGAATCAATTGAAAATAGAATTTGTATTTTCGATGAAAACTTGAGACATTCTGGAACTTCTTGTACAGACGAGAGATTCCGCTGTGTCATTAATTTTAACTTTGTGATGTAAGGAGAAACAAAATGCCTAATTGGTGTATGAATAATGTTGTGTTGAAAAACACTAAAGATAAGATTGATGCTCTTGAGAGCCAACTTCGAGAAAATGGGGGAAAGGGGTTGTTCAATCTTCTATTCCCTCGTCCTCTTGAGGAGGAAGAAAACTGGTACGAATGGAACAGCACCAATTGGGGCACAAAGTGGGATGTGAACATTGATATCGAATACGATCAGATGATTCGTCTGAACGACGAGACTCTAGAATTCCGTTTCGATACTGCATGGTCGCCGCCGACAGGATTCTATGACTTTCTTGTAGATGACGGTTGGGATGTCTCAGCGAAATACTATGAGTCTGGAATGGGATTCATCGGTCAGTATGACAATTGTGTTGATGAGTGTTGGGAATATGATTTCAGTGATGAGGAAACTCTCAACGAAATCCCTGACGACTTGCGCGAATGGGCTGGTCTAGACGATGAATTAGAATGGTACAAGGAGTCTTCTCAAGAGAACGAAGGTGACGAAAATGAGGCTGAGTAAACCGCAATGCTTCACTGACAATCAGTGGAAGTTGTACCAAACAGAATTGCAATCCATGAAGAATGGCAAGAAACTTGACATCTGTTTCGATTGTGTAGTAGAATATCAGACCAAGATGCGCAAGGAAGGTCGTTGTGAGTTTCCGATGAAGCGTCTGGATAAGGTGACCGAATATGCCTAACAGCAGGAATGTGACATGGGTTGATTGGATGTTGGTTCCAAGCAATCTTGCACTGGGTTATTATTTCCGCGGAACGGTATTGGGGTTTGTTCTTGTAGTCGCAGCAATACTTCATTTGTTTGTGATGAAAGACCGAATCAATAATCCTGTATGACAATCTTTCTCGCATTCTTTATTGACATTGCATTCTTTGCAGTCAACATCACTGCTGCGATTCTAAATCGCGGTGAGTGGATTGGCTGGTTGTTTACTGCTCTTGTCATTTGGCAGGTTGCAAGTTTTGTAAGTATTGTTCGAGAGTTATAAAATTTACTTGATTTTTGATCATTTGGACTATATAATATTCTGACAATAGATTTCCCAGAGTGATTCGCGACTCCCTCGCATTTATGAGGTAGAACGAAGTGTTCCAAGGTGCCATTAGTTGTTTCTCCCTCCGCACCGAAAACAGCGACCTTCTGTAAGTTATTGATTTTACAGGGTTTTTCGTAAGACCTTGTTTTTATTATGTTTTTAGATGTTGTGTTTTTTGCCTTGTGATATAGAATATGATCATAAGGTTGATAGAGCGTCCCTAGCGATTGCTCTTGTTCTTTAAAAA